GGGCTACGGAAGCGCGATCACTTACGCGCGCCGCTACCACTTGCAGACGGCCCTTGGCCTCGCGCCGGAGGACGATGACGGCAACGCGGCAAGCTCATCCGCCCCGCGCATCCTTTCCAAGGATCTGACCAAGGGCACCACGACTTACGCGGCGAGGCCGAAGCCAACCCCGCGCACCACGGACGAGTTTCCCGTGGACCGTCCGAGCAAAGCGAAACCCGTCGAGGCCGACGATGACCGCATCCCGTTTTAACCAACCAACCAAACACCAACCAACACACATTATGGCAATCCAACTTAAAATTGACGTTAGCAAAATCAGCAAGCCCGACCTCTACCAGGGCAAGAAGGGCATCTACCTCGACGCAATCCTTTGGGAGAACCGCGACGGTCAGAGCCAATACGGCGACGACGGCTACATCACCCAGGGCATCAGCAAGGAGAAGCGCGATGCGGGCGAGCGCGGGCCGATCATCGGCAACTGGAAGCACATGGAGAAGAAGGCCGCGGCGCCGGTGAAGGCCGAGGCGGACGAGGCGGCGGATCAAGACATCCCGTTCTGACCATGCGCTCCCTCAAATACGGAATTTCGGGCGTGTTCTACGACATGCTCGAGCAGGAGTATCGCGCGCAGACCGCCATCGCGGGCAGTGACGCGAAGCACATCTTGCCGCCTAAAACGCCGAGTCACTACGCGGCGCACATGGCCGGCGAAACCAAGCGCGAGCCGAGCAAAGCTATGCTCCTCGGCACGATGGCCCACCTTGCCGTGCTCGAGCCGGCCAAGCTCGACTCGGCTTTTGTCGAGAAACCCGAGGGCAAGGAAGGCGACTTCCGCACCAAGGAGGGCAAGGAGTGGAAAGCCAAGATGGGCGCCACGCCTATCCTCGACCAGGACGAGGCCCGCGCCGCGCGGGGAATCCGCGACAGCATCGCCGCGCATGATGCGGCGAAGGCGTTGCTGGCTGGCTGCGATAGCGAGGTGGCGATGTTTGCCCAGCACCGCACCGGGCTTTGGATCAAGGGCCGCGTCGATGCGCTGAAAGTGGAGAGCGACAACGAGGCCGTCATCGTGGACGTGAAGACCACGTCGGCAGGGGCCGACTACGGCACGTTTTCGCGGCAGGCGGCATCGCTCAACTACCACGTCAGCGCGGCATGGTATTGCCATCTGGCGGGGCTGAATGGCCTGCCTCCGTGCCGCTTCTACTGGATCGCGGTGGAAACTGCCGCGCCTTACGCGGTGGCCGTTTACGAGATCCACCCGGATGCGCTGGATCTGGGCGTCGGCATGATGAATGACGCGCTGGAACTGATCGCTCAGTGCGAGGACGCGGGTGTGTGGCCGGGCTACCAGGCCGAGGCGCAGTGTCTGAACCTGCCCGCGTGGGCTTACGGGAAGGCGGTGGCGGCGTGACGTGGCAACCCGAACTAAGTTTCGCCGCGCCCGAAACCCACCGCCGCCCGACGCAGGCCAATCGCATTTTGCGATACCTTGAAGCGGGCAACCGACTGACGGCCCTCGAGGCGCTGGAGCGTTTCCAGTGCCTGCGCCTGGCTGCTCGCATCCACGAGCTGCGCGACGCGGGATGGCAGATCGAGGAGCGCACCGTCGAGACGCGGAGCGGGAAACGGGTGGCGGAGTATTACCTATGAAGCGCAGCCGCTGGCAACCGAACCCTGACCGGTTCATCTGGAATAACAACGGCACCTACTGGCTGCGGTGGACGCCTTACGATCCGGTCTACAAGCAGGCTCGGGTGGCGGCGAGCCTGGGGACGGCCGACCTCGAAGAGGCCCGGCGCAAGCGGGATGAGGTCTTGGGGAATTGGAACCGGAAGGAGGCGGCGTGACCGAGCAACTGGAACTCCTGCCGGCGCAACCGGACGAGCACCTGTTCCCTTACTGGCGCAATCAGTTGGCCGCGTGGCCGTGCGACGTGTTCCAGTTTCGCAATATGCCCGAGACCACCGGCTGGTCGATGGCGACCCAAAAGATGTGCTTTGCGCGGTGGCTGTTTAGGGCCGGCCAGATGAGCCGAGCGGAGTTTCGCCGGTGGTGGCGGTTTAAGCGGGCAGTGTCGAGGAGGGATGCAACTTTATGATCTGGCTAAACCTCAAAACAACAACCCTGCGCTCGCCGGAATATGCTGGGAGCGAGCCGATTCAGCGGGCCACTTGGCTTAACCTCTTGGCCTATTGCTGCGAGCAGGAAAACGGCGGCAAAATCTACGGCTGCGGCGGGTGGAAGGACCGCCAGTGGCAACAGACGCTAGGTGTGACTTTGGCCGAGGTGGGCGAGGAGAGCGCGCTGTGGCACTGGGAGGATGATGCGCTTTGCGTGGCGTTTTACCCGACCTTCAAAGAAGACGAGGTGCAGGCCCGCCGTGAGGCCGGCAAAAGAGGCGGAAGCGCCCGAACCAAAGCCAAAACCGAAGCAGCCCGAAACAACGGAGCGAAGCACAACCCAAGCAAAACCCAAGCACAACCTAAGCAAAACCCAAGCACCAACCCAACGGAAAGGGAAAGGGAATGGGAAGAGAATGATAAAGGAAAGGGAACGCTGACTGTCGTCAGCGACGCACCGTCAGGATTTAATTTGCCGCAAGTCATCGAGGCCGGCAGACGCGCCATGATCCCCGAAGACGTATGCCGCGCTTACCACGATGACCGCGAGGGCGCCGGGTGGATGGACGGCAAGGGCAGGCCCGTCCGCTCGATGCCGCATGATCTGTCGGGTTTCTGGCGCAAGTGGCAGTCGAACCGAAGCCCTAAGCAATTCGGCAACGGGCAGGTGAACGGACACAACGGCAGCCCAAAGCCGGCCGAGGGCGTGTGGCACCTCGAGAAGCGGATCGAGGCGGCCAAGTCTGAGATCAGCCGGCTCCAGGGCGACCCGCGCAATAAAGAGGCGGCCGACGAGGAGACGCCCTGGGATCGGCGGCTGAAGCCTGAGGTGGCCAAGAAGATAGGCGAGCTTAAGGCCGGAATCACGGCGATGCGCCGGCAGTTGGCTGGGCAGGAGGTGGCGGCATGAGCGAAAGTTTGCGCGCCTACATCGCCGCCCACGGCCTCGACGAGGTGGCCGTGATGAACGAACTGCAGGACCACGGCGTGATCTCCGACAATGCCGTGAGCGTGGCCGAGGTGGGCAATGGCGGTGTGGCTATTGGTTGGCTGGAAAAACGTGACCTGAGGGCATTACGGGCGCGGGAAGAGGCGGGGAGGAGGGCGGCGTGATTGACATGAAACGCGCCCAAATGCTCGGAGGCGACCCAGCGGATCGGAAAGAGGCCAGCTATTGGCCGACGCACGAGGACAGGCCCGAGGACGTGTGGGCTGACGAGTGGCTCGATATGTGCCGGGCTGCTGATGTGAATGTTTGCCCGGATGCGGTGAAGCACGGCAAGGCGGCGATGATGAAGACCTTGAAGGTGTCGGACAAGGACGGGCACCGAATTGCTCAACGGGAGGCCATTGTCCGCTTCCTGCAACAGGCGAGGGAGGTGTCGGCCTGCCCGGATCTGCAATACTTCGTCGCTACCTGGCAGGCGGCCTTCGAGCTCGAGGACAAGGACGAGGACAAGACGCAGACGAGCATTGCCAAGCAGTTCGGCGTGACCCGGGCGGCCGTGTCCAAGCGGGTCATCGAGATACGGAAGGCGGCTAACCCTGCGACCATCGCCCGCAGCCAAAAGAGCATTGAGGCCAGAAAGACTTACGCCCTGCGACAACTGATCGTCGGGGGCACACGAACTAAGATCAACCTAACGAACCAACAGAAAGAGACTCAGACATTATGGGAAACGAACTAACAACAGGGGTCAGCGTGGAGCAGTTGCGCGCGCTGGCAGAACGTATCCGCGAGGCCAAAGCCGGCGCGATCAAAGAGATGAAGACGGCCATCGAGGCTATGCACGAGGAGGGGACGCTATTGGTCCAGGCAGAGATGGAGCTTGGCCAGGCGTTTGACGGGTGGGTGGATGGGCTGGCTGATCATGGCGTGGACCCGATGCAGGCCAGGTATTGCATGAAGATCGCCAAGAAGCATAAGGAGGTTAAAAGCCTGTTCGCCGATCCAAGCGCAGCCAAGCAGTTGGTGCTTCAGAACTTTGCGCCACCCACGCCACCCAAGCCTGAGACCGAAAAGGTGGCCGATGTGCCGGCCTACCAGATCACGGTGCGCTTCAACATCGACCCGATGGACGCAGCGTTTCCGCGCGCGCGGTTCTTGGCCGAACCCCAAGTCAAGAGCTTGGTCAGTGTGGTGCAGGAGCTTGAGGGGTAAGACTTGCCACCTTATCCGCGAGTATTAACCTTGAGACATGGAAGCATTACTGTGGGTGGGCATCGCCTTGGTTGCTTTTGGTTTGGCAGGCATTGTGCTGAAGAAACGCAAGGAGTCAGCATACGAGCCAAACAGCGAGCAGGTCATACTGCTGGAGACATTGGTCGAGGAGCAGGAGAAAACCAATGAGTTACTGCGGCAACTCATCAGGGCATACGGGCACGAGCCGGAAGCGTGAGCTACCGCCGCCGCGGGTTATTGCCGTTGATGTAGACGGAACGCTACACGTAGGCGGCGAGCCCAACATTAAGGCGATAGCGTGGCTGAACAAGCGCAAGGCCGAGGGCTACACGCTCATGCTTTGGTCGATGCGAGGCGAGAAGCACGCGCGGCTAATCGCTGGTCAGATAGGATGCGTTGAGTTGTTTGATTCCATCGTGAGCAAGCCGGGCTTCATCCTTGATGACGAGGGATGGTCTTGGATCAAGCGCACTCGAGTCGTGCGCGCCACAGAGTAGACAGTCCATGGTTATCTTTACTGCCCCAGTCAAGGAGTCTCCTCTAAACAAAGCACTCAAGTGCCCGTGACAAGACCGCAGATTATGCGTGTGTCCAGCAGTGCGCCAAACGTCCAGCAAGGCTGACAGGCGGCGCTAGATGGACATGAGTGCAATACCACGGCCAAATCAAAAAAAATCGCGCCACTGGCGATTCTGGCGCAAATGCGCCTATGTCGGTTTTTGCTCAAATCGCCGTTTTTTCACCCTCCGAAACCCTACTGCGCCAGTAAAGATATGAGCGTTCGAAGCGTAGCTGACCAGCTCGGTATCTCCAAAAGCCAAGCCGCGAACCTGTTAAAAGCGGGGATGCCGGAAACCACCGTCGAGACGATGAACGCATGGCGGGCAAACCATGCCAAGCCCCGCAACGTAAAGCGCAAAACACCGGATCTTGTGACTATTGATGAGCCGTCATTCGTGGACGCTTTGCCCGAAGAAGAAGTGGTAGATGCCGAGGCACTGATTGCCGAGGAAGAGAACAGCGACCCCATCGAGCACAGCCGCCGGGCCAAGCGCGCTGAGAAGATTGCTTACGAGCGACTGCAACACGCAGCCAAGAACGGCGCAACGCATGAGGAATACCGCAAGGCCAACAGCAACTTTGCCCTGGCGTCCAACGTGCGCCAGCGGGCCGACCAATTCCGCCGCGAATACCTCCGCGAGAAGAAAATCACCCTGTACTACTCCGAGGCCAGAGACATTTTCCTGCGTCCGCATAACTCCATACGCCGCCAGCTTGACGCCGCACCGAAGACCTTGGCCGCTCGGTTGCACAGTTTGCCAAAGAAAGAGATCGAAACCGAACTCAAGATATTCTTTGAGAAACTCAAAGAGGGCATCCGCGCCGATATATGAGCCCAGCAGCCGATACGCTGCGCGAAGACCTGCGCGCCGTCTACGGCGTCAGCGATGACCGCACCGTAGTTGAGTGGTGCGAGGATGAAATTTGGTTGAGCGAACGCACTGGCACCGCCATGCCGGGGCGATTTTCCACGGCGATGACGCCATACATGAGGGAGCCGCTTGAGAGCTTTGCCGATGTGGACGTTTCGGAGATTGCTATGGTCTTTGGCACGCAGACAGGCAAGACAACCCTGCTTCAGATGGGAACAGCTTGGCGTGTGGTCAACCGCCCACAGCCTGTGGTGTGGGTCATGCCCAACGAGGCGCTGGCCCGCAGCTTTTCCGAGGTGCGATGGCAGCCGATTGTCGAGGAGTCGCCCGTGTTAAAGTCTCAGGTCGATAAGAACCGCCACGCCTTCAAGCACCTTCAGCAAACCTTTGACCAGTGCGTGTTAAATTTTGTCGGTTCAAACTCTCCATCGTCGCTTAGTTCGCGCCCGGCCGGCCTGCTGCTTTTGGATGAAGTCGATAAGCTGGCTGGCGAATCGACCAAAGAAGCCGACGCCGTTGCCCTGGCTCAAAACCGCACCAAAACCTTTGCCAATTCCCTGACGGTCAAAGTCTCCACGCCGACCACGTCCGAGGGGCAAATCTGGAAAGCGTTTTTGTCTGGCGATCAGAGGTATTACTTTGTCCCGTGTCCGCATTGCCAGCATATGCAGCGCCTTCAGTGGCCTCGCGTTCGATGGTCGGACGATGCCAAGCTGGAAGACGGCAAGACGTGGAACCTTGAGCGGGTCAAAGAGACGGCGCGTTACTACTGCGAATCGTGCGAGCAGCCGATTAGCAGCGGGCAAAAGATGGAAATGATCCGCCGAGGCGAGTGGCGCGCGACTAACCCCGGCGCACCGATGAACCGCCGCAGCTACCACCTCAATTCCCTGTATGCGCCTTGGCGATCCTGCGACTTTGGCGAACTGGCCGCGCAATTTCTTACGGCCAAAGCCGGCTTGCTTGGACTTATGGACTTCATCCAGTCCCAGCTTGCCGAGCCGTGGGAAGAATCCATGAACGAGGAAGAGCGGGTGATCCCCTTTGGCGAATACGCCCTGCGCGATCCGATTAAAGACGGCGAGGTGCGGATGATGGGTGTGGACGTTCAGATGGATCACTACTGGTTTGTCTGTCGCGCCTTTGCCCGCGACGGTTCAAGCCGACTAGTAGACGAAGGCAGGCTGCAACTTTGGGAAGACGTGGAGGCCAAGGTGGCCGAGCTTGGCGTGGATGTCCCGCGCGCGGTCGGTCCGATGCGAGCCAAGCTGGTGGCCGTCGATTACGGATTCCGAGCGCAAGAAGTATACGACCGCTGTATGCAGAACCGATGGATTCCATGCAAGGGCGAGGAGCGCGCTCACTACCCGATCCGCATGGGCCAAGAGATCCGCCGCGCCGCCTCCATCGTGCGCCCATTTCGCAAGGGGTGGATACATATGCTTTGGTCATCACAGTTGACGCAGGATATCGTCGAATGGCTGCGCAGCGGGGCGGGGCCGGAATGGACGGTGGCCGCAGATGTCTCGGACAGCTACAAGCGGCAGATCAACGCGCACAAGAAAGTCGTGAAGCGCAACCACCTGACCGGCCGCGAGACGGCCTTCTGGACCCGCATCGGAAAGCGCGACGATCACTTGCTAGACTGTGAGAGCATGATTACCGCCTTGGCCGATTTTGGAGGGGTCTTCAAGACACAAATGCAAAAGCCGCAGGCGGCGGCTTGAGGCTTTGACATCCGCTCGCGTGAGCAATGTCTCCGCGCTCCTTTGTCTTCAGTGTTTGGGTGGCCAACAACAAGGACGCGCTGAAAACCGTCGCCGCCCTCGAGACCATCGCCGCCAACAACTTCACCGTGGCGAAAGAAGGCGGCCGCGTCCTCGTCTCCGCCAGCATGGGCGGCAAGTCCTACAGCTACAGCCTCCCGCCCGACCAGACCGCCGGCACGGTGGCCGAGCTCGCCTTCTACGCGTGGAAGCAAATTAAAGACCTCTCCGCCGCCGACCTCGAGCTCTGGCTTACCCGCAAGACGAACAAGACCACCATCGCGGCCTTCAACTACCCGCTGCACTGATGAAACTCGCCGACCGCTGGAAACTTGTGACCCGCGCCTTCAGCCCGAAGGCCCAGAGCTACGACGCCGCGCGCCCCTCCATCCAGCGCCGCTTTCCGTATAACGCCACCGCCGTCGACAGCCACATCGACGTCTCCGGCGCCGACCGCGAGCGCCTGATGAAACTCTCCCGCTGGGTCTACAACAACATGCCCTTCGTCCGCGGCCTCATTAGCGAGAAAGCCCGCTACGCCACCGGCACCGGCATCCGCCCCCAAGCCCGATCTGGCGACGAAGCCTGGGACGCCGCGGCCGAGACTTTTTTTGACCAATGGTCCCGCGTGGCCGACATCCAAGGCCGCTACACCTGGCGCGAGATGCAACGCATCGCCTCGGTCGCCATCGATAGGGACGGCGAAGTTTTCTTTCGCGCCACCGCCCAATCGACAGGATACCCCGCGCTGCAACTCATCCTCGCCCACCGCATCGGCGACGCCCGCTCCTCGATCTACGAGCCCAGCAACCCGCAGGCCCGCGAAGGCGGCCAGAACATCATTGACGGCGTCGTGGTCAACGACCAACTCCGCCCCATCTTCTACCGCCACCTGATCGGCGACGGCATGGACGCCGCCCAGCGTTTCGAAGACATCCCCGCGCAGCAACTCATCCACGTCGGCGAAGCCAGCCAAGGCGACGAGCTCCGCTACGTCACCCCGCTCGCCCCGTCCATCAACCACCTCCGCGACGTCTCCGACGCCGTCAGCTTCGAGAAGATGGCGCTCAAGATTTCTTCCTACATCGCCCTCGCCATCAAGTCCTCGAACCCCCAGGGCGCCGACTTCTTCGGCGAGTCCACCGCCAGCGTCAACACCCAGGACAACAGCGAAGTCACCGTCGAAAGCCTCGGCAACGCCGGCGGCGCCATCCCCCGCCTTGGCCTCGGCGAAGACCTCATCTCGTGGACCTCGAACCGCCCGTCACAAAACTTCCGCGAATTTTGTGACGTCCTTCTGCGCGAAGTCTGCCTCAACATCGGCGTCCCCTGGGAGTTCGCCGCCCGCCCCGCCGACGCCGGTGGCGCCGCCCTCCGCGCCGTCTTGGTCCGCGCGCAACGCACCTTCGAGCAACGCCAAGCCCTGCTCATCGACCGCCTCTGCTCCCGCGTCTGGGCCCACACGATTACGCTGGCAATGCAGCGCGGCCTCCTGCCGCAAAACGACAACTGGTGGCGCGTCGAATGGCAACGCCCCGCCGCCGCCTCCGTCGATTACGGCCGCGAAGCCGCCGCCAACTTGAACGACGTCCGCGCCGGCCTCCGCACCTACAGCGAAGACTACAGCGAGCGGGGCCTCGAGTGGAAAGACCAGCTTCGTCAGCGCGCCGTCGAGGCCAAGTATCTGGCCGACCTCTCCACCGAGTTCGGCATCAGCGCCGACAGCATCGCCACGTTCAATCCCAACCCCGCGCCGGTCACACCCGCCGCATTGACACCGCCGCAAGCGCAATGAACCCGACGTGGTATGCAATTTCAGCGCCCCGCAACAGCGAAGCCGAAGACAGCGGCATCGAAATCTCTATTTATGACGAGATCGGCTTCGGAGG